CTAAACATCATAGTCTGATAAAATAACATTTAGGTATTCTCTGAAACGCACCTGAATCATTTTTCGAGAATCGGTTAGACTTACATCGCTCAAAGGATAGTATGAATCCAATACTTGCTCAAGAACCTCTATACACTGTTCATAGTCCCAATCACTTCTAATACGATGAATATAGATTACATAGAAAATCTTCTGTTCTATTTTTTGAATACTATCCGTCGAGGTAGAATAGGCTTTTTTAATCTCGTAATAACTTTCAACTAATTGCGGCGCACTTGAGAAATTGAATTTTTCCTCACTAAAAATATCATCATAATACTTACCAAAAATATGTTGCTTTTGGTTGGATGATTTTTCTGGATATCCTTGATAAGCAAAGAGAATTTGGCCAAACTGCTCCATGCTAATTTTGTAACGATATTCTTTCTCTTCATGCATACCCGTATCACCGTTTTTACGGGAATAAATTATACCATGTTCATCTAATAATTGTTCCAATTGAATCTGTAATGTACTTAACGATTTCAAATCAACATTAGAAATAGAATTTTGGCTATTTGTATATTCTGCTATTTTATTTGCAGTTTCACTATTAGACGCATTAAATATACGAACCAAAAGTTCACTTTTAGATATGAACTCACTTATATTAGACTTATCAGCAGCATTGAAATCATGGAGGGTTCTAAGTGTTTGCCCACCATTTAAAACCTGTATGCCAGATAAACTTATTCTAACCTTTCTGTGTCCATTAACAGGAAGTGCTTTTATGTCATCAGCAACAATAGTTAACCCATTATTATACATGAATAATTTACTGGGCTCCTCACGTAACGTTTTGGCTATACCTGCATTGTAACGTGAACGTTGTACAAATCCTCTCACGTTATCAAATAGGACTCCAAAATCAATTTTTTCATTTGCTAGTTCATCGAAGTTTTCACAATTATGATCTCTCCGTAAGTCAGCGTTACGGCAAGTGATTCTTATGACATCTGCTGCATTCAACCTAATTACATATGACTTTGAAGTGGATATGGAGCTTTCTGAATAAGACATCAAGGAGTCATTATCGATAATCAATTCCGCATTAATTGGAGCAGGACGTATAGACATCATACTAGTTATATGCGGTAAACAAATCGAAATTACTTCCATATCATAAACAATTTTCAACTGTTGAATAGCACTTTCATCACGTTCAATCGGCAATGCTTCATTACTTATCATATACAGTGAAAGTTTCCATACGTCATTTCCATTAAGCAACTCATTAATGGTTGTCACATACGTTTGTAGTTTGCCTTGTAACCCGTCTGTACTTTCGTTCATAATGCAATTTACGAGTTTCGTAGAAACAAAAGCTTCATTAAAACTCTGTTTTTGATCAGCCTTAAATCTTTCACGGAACTTGAAGTTAAATAAGTTTATCTCTTTGCTTTCATAGTCTATATAAACGGCATCGACTCCGTGATCATCATAACGCTCCCCTGTTAAATAAGAGTTATATTCAGTATCTGTAATGTAATCGCTTATTTTATCTATATCTTTCTCATTACATAAAGATTCAAGCATAAAAAGATAAAAACCGAATCTTTGTTGTAATTTTAAATCCTTTACACCCTGAGAGAATGTATTGGTCTTACTAAATAGATCAAAGTATTTTTGACATTTAATATTAAGCAATTTGAAATCATTTATACTGACATGCGACATTATATAATCCTTATAAACACATATTTTCTATGTATTATGCCTGATAGGAGAGACCTACGCTTATGATCTCACGCTTGTTAAGACCATTATGTTTTCATACTTAACCATTTTTTCAGTATGAAGCAACTGTAACTTAGAGCGCGTTCTGCCAAAAATCCCCACTGGCGCTGCCGGTGGGTGACAACTTTTGACAACTCAATCTGAACGCCAGCGTTCGGGCAAACCAGAACAGCGATCTGAAAGAGGCTCGAGGATGGTTGCATTGGGGAAGTGCTTAACACCTCCCCTTCGCGAGTTCGTGTACCTGAAGTTTTCTAAAGCGGCGCGGTTTACACTTTGCCGGCAGGACTAACAGATACTAACAGCCAAGGCTCAACAAATCTCAACGCCAGCCCTTTACACTTCTACTGTAGCTGCTGTTCGTAGGCGTCAGGATCCGTTAGGTTGGGTTGACACTTTTCCCTGTTTTTCACGAAAAGTGTCAAGTTAGAGGAGTTAGGTTTGGCCGGGGGGTTTACAGTTTTTCGCCGTCCAGCAGGCAGAGTGACATTAAACCATTTTTGTTCCAGTCATCCAGCGTATCGGGGTGCATTGTGGCAACGTAAGCCAGCTCAGAACGAAGAAACCGTAAAGCGCCTGCTGTACGGTCTTTGCCATAGAAGCTGTGGGTTTCTTCATCCGGCCGGAAGAGAATCAGCAATTGTTCATCGGGCTCGTGCTGAACATCAAAACCCAGCTCAGCGGCTGCTGCCTCTATTCGCTGGCCAGCATTAATATCAGCCGGCAGCTCTTTCCCGCCGTCATGCCCCCATACCCACGCGGCGGCCTGCGCCCACGTCATTGCATTGTGATGATCACCAGCACCAGCACCAGCACCAGCACCAGCACCAGCACCAGCAGAATTTTGCTTCGCCTGTGTTGCTTCAACATCCACTTTATCGCCTGATAGCACAATCTCACCACGTGCTATCCAGCCGTAAACTGTTTGTCGGCTAACGCCCATATGCCTGGCGTAGGCTGATTTACTTAACAGCATCGTGTGTTTCCCTCCGGGCAGAAAAAAGCCGCCATCAGGCGGCCTGTTTCCCATCTTCATCATCTGCTTTACCCTGTCGGGAATTAATTTTTTCCATACCATCAATGTACTCGGACAGATTCGCCAGCCCGGAGACTCGAGGAGCCACATCGCGAGGGTCGTCATTGCTTCCAAATACCAGATTTGCATACCATGTGCGAACAGCGATGATTTGCTGCAGGTTGCGGTTAATGGCTTTTACCAGGTTAGAAACAGATTTGATAACGGCTCCGTTATCTGTGGCGATACGGGCAAAAGTCAGTCGCTCCAGCTGAGAATCTGTTACGCCTGAGCAAATGGCGTTACCTCGTAGCAGGGCGTCACATAAATCAGTCTGATTCCCGGCATACATTGCTACCATCAGCTTTTCTTTCGCAGCTCCATCCAGCGAGCGAAATACATTCCGTAGCTCACTATCTCGCATAAATCCGACAACATCACCCTCGGCCAACGGAGCAACTGGGGCCAGTTTGGTCTTAAGATAATTGAGAATATTTTCAGCTTGTTCGCTGATCATCGCCGTACTTCTATTGAAAGCCGTGAGTGTGTCTCTATTTGCCGCATCTCTGGCCCGGCGGTTTTTTGCTGCTTCGTTTAAATCCGGATCATTGCGGATAACCTCTACGGCATCGGCTTCCGCCTCAGCTAACATTGCCACGGCCCGCAGATCACCAAAAATATTCGCCATCCCTTTAAAAAGAATCGCCATCTGCTCATTAGGCGCAACCACTTCAGAAACGTTATCAGTGATAGCAATGCTTCTTTGCCCAATTTTAATTTCGTAACTCACTGGCTTACCTCCATTCTGGATAGCCCAACATCAAATATTTTTCTCGCCACATCATGGATTGATGGTGCGATACCAAACCCGGATTTCTGGCGTTCCTGCTCCTGGATGGCTTTTAATGCCGCAACCTGAGCAGCGCTCAGAAGAACGGGTTTCACGTGTTCCTTTTTCATGCTTCCCCCTTGGTTATCACATGATAAAAAACGCAACAATCACAACAATCATTGCAAGTAATGAAATGATGGTAATGAAATCGAGGGGATGCACAACGTGAAATGAATGGATGCGTTTTAAAGAATTTGCCCTCAAGGTATACATGGTGTTCATAAAGGCTATAAATTGCTTATAAAACATAATATTAACCTATGAACACCAGCCTACATTTTGGGATTTCAGGTCTACACGGTATACATCATTCTGTTTAATAAACGATCAGATGGTTAATGAGAGAATGAACACCATGTACACCCTGTGTATACCTGAAAACAAGGTATACATGGTTTATTTCACTGATTTATATATAAATTATTCTCTCGATGTATACCATGTATACCTTTCTCCATATTTATCTGAACTTCATTCTTTATGACCGGCTACAGGATGCGTCTGAGGTAACCAGTCTTCCGCACTCTCTGAAAGTTCAACGTTGGTCACCATGCCACGGGCTCTCCGTTCCTTACGGTACTCGTGATTAAACTCCCTCATCGCGCTTTCCATCCCCTCTGCGAATTTATTCAGCGTCAGCGGCTTGTCGAAACCGTTGGCCTCCAGGAATGCCAGGTAAGCGTGATAGAGATAAATTCGCGGATAGTGAGGCGGATTGCGGTTTCCTACCATCATTCCCGCACAATCAGCCAGCCGCTCAAGATGCGCGCAGAAGGCATAAAGTGGATCCGTTTTCTGCTTCACCTCCAGTGCTTCTTCGCTGTTCCGTTGCTCCAGCAGCAGCGCCCGCGCTTTTTCCGGGTTCGCAAAGTTCGCCAGCAGCCTACGAACCACCACCGGAATTTCAGCGGATATCTTTTCTGCCAGGTCGGGATCTTTATCCTCCTCGCTGACGCGCCGGTTAAACTGGAAAATTACGCGTCGCCGGGAAACGCCGCCGGCACGTTCGGTGAAAATCATCGGCGTGTTGTTCGTGGCCACAACCACCGCCCGCAAAACGGCGGTGTACTGGTGCTCGTGTTTCGGGTCGATCTCCACGGCATCCCCGCCGGTTATCGCTTTTATCCCGGTGCCCTCTCCTGAATATTTGGGCTGATCAGGAAGCGTTATCATGCTTTTCCCGACGAACTGCGCCCGCCCGCGCGCGCTGTCGAGCGCCGCCATGTTCCCGCTGGCGGTGTTATGCGCACCGGCCAGCATCGTAGCGATATGAGTAAAGACACTTTTCCCGCTACCGCCCTCACCGGTTATCTCGAGGAACAGCTGCCAGTCGTACCGGTTCGCCAGCACCATAAAGAGCGCTGCAGCGATGCGCTGCATCTTAATTGCGTCTCTATCTGATGCGTAACTTAGCCACTTATGGAAGTTCGGCGCGTGGTCGCGGAGGTTTTCGCCCGGCACCGCCGGCGTGTAGGTCACGCCGTTGTGGTTGGTCAGCCAGTTATCCTGGCTGTGTTCGGAGAAAACGCCGGTTTCCATATCGTAGACACCGTTTGCAAAGGGGATCAGGCTCCGCCGCGGCTCCCCCATCACCGGGATAACGATTTTCAGGGCGTCGATAACGTTGTTGATCGCGCGCTTGCTGAAGTTGGTTTTGTTCTCGTTATAGATAGCCACCATTTCGCGGCTCAGCTCGAGCATAGACGTTTTCTCCCAAATGCCGGCGCGGTAGACGTACACGCCCTCGCTGTTTTCGTTGATTGCAATGCCGGTGTAACGCGCGGCCAGTATGAGCGCCTTTTCGTTATCAGCCAGGTCGCGGAGGTTTACATCCGTCAGCGGTTTGCCGATCACCATACTTTTGCCGGCTTCCGCATCGGCTTTGAGGCGCGGCAGCTGCGGCGTCCAGTCCTCCAGAAGCTGATAACCTTCAGAGTAGAATTGCGCGCGCTCCACGCCGGCCACCGCCAGCTTTGTCGCGAGAATGGTTATCTGCCGTTCGGTCAGATGCCCGCCGCGGCAAACCCGCGCATAGAGCCGGCCATCATCCACAATGCGGATATTCTCCAGCTCTGCCAGCTGCTTTTTATCCAGCACAACCGGCGGCACCGTATCGCCAATCGGGTTCATTTCCTGCCATGCTTTGGCGAAAGTCCAGGCATCGGCGCCGGCAAAGATGATTGACTCCTCCATGAGATCCGCCGGCTGCTTTTTAAGGTTTGGTGCATTCTTCATTTTCTGTTCCCTCGCTCCCTGATGATTTCCCGCATAACCCGAATTCGTTCGATGCCCTGCACCCGCATAATTCGATCGATATCTCTTCCACCGGTGCCCGGCGCAGAAGAAATAAATTCAAATTTCCGCGCCAGTCTTTCTGGCGTGCAAAAACACGGTGAGCTGTACCCCTCGCGGCAATATGTCACTCTGTCGAATCGGTAACTTTCGATAATTACGATGCTGCCCCGGCTGTCCTTCCATTTATCGCCCGGCCTGATTTCAGGGTGAGCGCGGCCACCAGCAGCTAAGCCGGAAATTTTAATCGTCATATTTTTTACCTCACGCCGCTGGCGGGATTACCTGATAACCAATCTTCTTCAGAAAGCGCGCGGCACTCTCCACCGTGAAAAGGATCTCGTCGTCCATAAGGGGGCGCATCGACTGCAACCCGTTCGACGTGTCCACCAGATAGCGGCCGCCGGCCGGAAAACTGAATACAGTTTTGTCATCGCTACAGCGCACCAGATTATAAATAGCGGTCATGGTCTGACCTCCCTGACTTTCACCAGATATTCCGATGCCTGACTGACCAGGCTGTGAACCGCCGCGACACGAAAGCTTTCCATTTCATCATCCGGCGCCAGGGTGTTTATCCACATATCGAGAACGGCAAGCGCCTGACGGCTGTATTCAAGCGCCTGGCCTGCGCTGGTCGTCAGCATGGCAATGGATTCGTTTTGAGTTGGCTTTGTCATGCATTCACCTCCATAGCGAGGCGTGTCTGGATAGCCGCGGCCTTGCTCCCCAGCTGGAGATAAGTCCGGGTGATTGCCGGGTTACTGTGTCCGAGCATTTCAGAGGCGACCAGCAAGCCCTGTTCGCCGCCGGCGGACATGAGATTAAAGGCGGCAATTTTGCGGCTGGAATAGGCGCTCAGGCGCAGACGCGTGTTTACTACGCGGGTAAACCACACCATGACGTTGTGCAGTTTCTTCCAGATCGTCTGACGGCTAACGCTACCTTCCAGAGACTGGCAACGGTTACTTTCAATCTGAGAGCGCGAAAATACCAGGTCATCATCCACCAGATTACGCTCCTGACGTTCGCGCAGTCGCTTAATGATGCCCGGCGGCAGCTGCTTGGTGTCGTGCTTAACTTCAGCCTTTGCCACCAGCTCAAACACGATAGCCTGTTCCTCATCGGTCATGCCGGCGGCCAGCTCGTCGCAGCTAACACTATCCCAGTGCATGTACGCGATGTGATCACCCGCAAGGCGTGCCGCATCCTTGCGCTGCTGGCGAACAATTTCGATCCCCTTCCGGGTCGCCCTGGCTTCTGCTGCTTTGGTCTGCTTCGCAACGATGATGGTCGCAATACCGGTTTCCCAGTTGATGCACGAGTAACGGAAGTTGCACACGTCGCTGGTACGCCAGCCGGTAACGGTCGCAATATCCCACCAGAGCAGCACCCATTCCGGCTGTGTCTGCTGGATACGTTCGCGCAGCTTGCGCTGTTCTTCCCGTTCGTAGACGGGGGTCATGGTGCGGGTGCCTTTGGTTGTGGTGGCTTTTACCACGTTGCCACGCAGCTCGCGGGCTTTGGCGGTCAGAGTCTGGAGGTTAAACATGCTGTACCTCCTTAAGACGAAAACGACACGCCAGAATACAGACACATCCTGCAGGCGTTTTTTCGCGTGCTTCGTGTTCGGTGGAAGCAGTAACGTTGACGATCTGATTTGTGAATTCACCCAGGGTGAGAAAACGCCATGTAAATTCAGGGCGTGTTTGGGTAGACTTATTACAAGCCATGATGTTACCTCAGATAACGTTGTGGTCAGACGCCCCGGTACTGTTCCACCAGTTCGGGGCGTTGTCTTTTGGTATGCACTTGTCATACACTTGATTACCATCCAAACATAATCAGGTGTCAACCAAATGTCAACCATAGAGATAAAAGGGAAAGGTAATAAACAAATCGCACTGCGCGTAGAGCCATCGCTAGAAGAAGGAATAAAGAAAGCATTGGCACAGGATGGCGACGCTTCGGTTTCAGCATGGATAAAGCGCATCATCCGCAAAGAATTACAGTCGCGTGGCATCGAGCCGAAAGGCTGATCTACAATCTCCGCTGCCGGGAAAATATCCCGGCTTTTTTTCGCCATATTATTCATCGCCGTTATCCTTCAACAGCTCTGGCTGAAACTTACGCCATAGCTCCGCTTCTTCGCTTTTCAACGCCCGTTTTTCCTCCTTGCAGCGCTGCAATTTGTAGCCGCGTTTGCTGGCCTCCTTCTGGTATGCTGCCATCCGCTTACTGAAATCGTTCAGGAATGCGAACGGCACGCCATAAGAGCCGGTTTTACGAATAGACGGGATAACTTCACGGAACACCCAGTTGCTGAAACGATGGGCGAATGTGTCGGGTGTGCTGGCCTTGCGGCTACGCGCAATCAGCTTATAGAAGCCTGACTCAGAGATAATGTTCATATTCTGATTGCCGCCGGGGGTGTAAGTTAAATTTACTCCCCTTTCATCATCATCAAGCATCTGCAATGCCATACGCGAATTCGTCAGTTCCAGCGCAGTGCAGACATCCTTTGCAACAAACCACGGTTCGCCGTTGATCTTAACAATGCGGACTTTAGCGCCCTCAAAATTGATAACGGAAATATCATCGCTACAGTTTTCAGGGTGAGCGAAGCCCCGCCCGTGAGGGCGCTTTTTCATGTTCATAATGATGTCCGGTTTTTAATTTACTGAAGGGGAGTTCTGTTTAATCACGCAGAATGACGGCGTTTTGCCAACCACTGGTGAATCTCCACTGCGTCGAATGCAGTGATCTTTTCTCCCAACTTTACCGGACGTGGCAATGAGCCGTTGCGTACCTTGCGGTCAATGGTAGAAACACTAACGCCCAGCAATTCAGCCAGACGAAAGCGCCTAATGTATCCAGTGGTGGGGATTGAATGGGGTGTTGCTTGGTGAATTGTCATGAGTCCCGTAACTCCTATATGAGCCCTGTTGCTTCGTTACGGAGACAATTTAATGCGCAAAAACCGCAGCAGATAGGGTAATAGGCCGCAATAGCCCGGTAAAAGCGACCTATTACCCCCTCCGTGCTGGCTCTACTTCTTGCCGGGAAAAACCAAGTTCACCGCACCAGAATAGTATTTTTTAGGCTGCGCGGGAGCTAATTTATTGTCCTTAATCCATGTTTTAAGTGTTTTTTCAGACACACCACCTGAATAATGCTCTTTTATAATTTCAATCATCCTCCCTTTAGATAGGGACGGATACATCTCCCAGGTGGATTTTATTACGAATATTATTTCTTTTTTTAATCTATGCGTTTTTTGAGAGGCATTCTTAGCGCCATCGAAACTTTTAAACTTTTTGTGAGAATAGAAGATGGTACTTAAAAGGTTATCCCGACTTACATCGTTCAGAAGCCCTGCACGCAGTAGTTCCTTGCTAGAGTTATGAAGCCCCAGCAACTTCATTAGCGCGGCGTTCTTGAAGAGGACGCCAGTATGGGAGTCTACGAGGCCCTTTTCTGAAGGGGGCTCATCCGCGTCCAAATCGAACTCTCTTGCGATGATTATCTTATCGCTATCTGAGATCTCATCCTCTGTGTATACATTAAGTTCAGGGTGAGCCAATTCAAATTCAGAAAAGTGGTCTTCGGTGCATATCAAATGCCCGTGATAATTACCTGGTTCATTGCAGACAAAATAAATATTTAAATCGTCCAACACCTTATCAACATATTTTAAGGTTTCAGCTTCAACTTTCTTTACGTACTCAATTACTGGGTGTTCTTCTTTCATGATGCGCCACCTGTTTTCTTGAAAGGAACCACGCTGTAGTTCTCACCGCTCTCCAGAGCCACCAGCAGATTAGCCCACCGTGCCAGCGCCGCTTTCCGCTCATCAAAGTATTGATGCCGGTTATAGATGCCCTCTATCCCCGGTATTTTGTGGTTAAGGCAACGTTCGGCTATCACCGGGTCAATGCCTATCGCGGCCATCTGGGTGCGCATGGTTCGCCGCAGGTCATGGATACTGAACGGCTCAACGTCAGCCATTTCTTTCAGTACGGACGGCATGACCATATTCAGCGTGGCTCGGCTAACGTGAGCCGTTGTTCTGGCTCTCCTGGCTGGGATTAACCAGCGGCTATCACCGGCAAAAAGTCGAATCTCTTTAATCCATTCGATCACTGGCGCCGGCAGCGGGATATCGATGTCATCACCATTCTTTGCCCGCGAGCCAGGGAGATGCCAAACCTCGTTATCAAGGTCGAACTCCGACCATTCGGCGGCACAGAGCTCCATTTTGCGCACCCCAAGCGCCAGAATGATCTTGAAGGTCAGCTCATTTTCTCTGCTGATTCCACGCCCGCGGCGTAGAGCTTTGAAGAACATAACCAGCTCATCACGGCTTAACGCACGTTTGCGCCCCTGCTCTTTGCCGCCAGCGTCTTTAGCGCCAAATGATATGGCTGGGTTAACCTCTATCATTCCGCGTACCACAGCGTAATCAAACAGGCGTTTGAGCATGCGAAGTACATCATTAGCTACCGTGGGAGACCCTCGCTCTAACACATCCTGCAGGACGCTATCAATGTGCCGCGGGCGAACGTCCTCTACCTTCATCTTTCCGATTAGAGCAACGATATTCTTTTGCAGACTGCTGCGGAAAAGCTCCGGATGTTTGTACGTGGTCTCTATCTGGCGGGCGTAATACTCAGCGGCAAGCTCTGAAACGTGAATGGCGTTCTTCTCAGCCTCAATCTTCGCTATTGCCTCAGCCTTGCGCTCCTGCTTCTCTGCGGCTACGTCATACCCGAGCGCTACCCGTGCGGATAACTCTTTCGCTATATCTCGGGCTTTTGCCAGTGAGAAATCGGAATAAGAACCGATCATCATGGTACGGGCCTTTCCCGCCAGCTTATATCGATAGCGCCAAAAAGGAGTTTTATCCTCTTTTCGAAACCTCAGATAGAGGCCGTCACCGTCTGCTCGCCCCTCGAAGCGTTCCCCGCTCTTAATCCATGCGCGGATCTGCATGTCTGTAAGTTTTGGCATGTGCGAATACCTGAAAATCCTTACCGTGATCCATTGGGTACACCGCGAAATGTACCCAAATTGCTTAGAGGTATACCCAAAACTTTGTCTAATGATCAT